GATTTACGTTGGAGTGTTAGAGCTCAGAGCTGGTTTATAAGTTTATTTACTAACAATGTTGAAGAGATTATAATAAATCCTCTTAAGCTAGTGTTAAATATTGATATGTTAAAATATGCTACGAACCAACTTAAACCGAGTGGAGTACTTGTTGCTCAATCTGATAGTTCAGATGTGATAACTTTTGATAATTTTGGTGAAGATGTGAAACTTTATTATTACCAACAGGTTTAATAGTGTCAAACGTTTATTTTGAAAGAGTTTGTAAAGTTACTATACTAAATCGTGAAGCTATTATCATTCAAGATCATAGAATCAAGTTTGAAGTTACTAAGTCCATCAAGCAACAAGAGAATGCTGCTAAAATTGAAATATATAACTTATCAGCTCTTACCAGAAAGAAAATAGGTCTTGAGCAATCTATTGTGCAATTAGAAGCTGGTTATAAAAGCAATCAAGGTCTTATTCAGATAGGACAAGGTACAATTTGCCAAGTTGCTAGTATTAGAGATAAAACAGATACAATAAGTAGATTTTTACTTAAAGATGGACTTAAAAATATCAAAAGCACTATATTATCTATCTCGTATGAAAACGATGTTAAACTTAGTGATATATTAAATAAGATATCAAGCGAAGCTAACTTAAGCTTAAAGATAGTTGGATTAGATGCGTCTACCACTATTAGAGGAGGCTATACGATGCTAGGGGGTATAGATAGTCAACTTAATGACTTGGCATCTAGCTTTGCTTTCAAATGGTCTATTCAGAACAATGTATTGCTTATTGTCGGTAATAAGCAAAATAATCTTGAGCAAATATTATTACTAACACCAACGACAGGGTTAATACTTAATCCTGAAACTTTGAAAAAGCCGTCACAGAAATTGCAAAAATTAAAAGATAAAGGTCAATTATCAACTGAGATTAATCTATATACAGTTCAAGCTCTACTTCAACCACAATTGCAATTGAATGATGTTATAGCTATTGAGAGTCAAGATTTAAGTGGTAAGTTTAGAGTACAAAAGATTACTCACAGCGGAGATACAAGAGGTAATGACTGGTATTCAGATTTAGAAGTTAGGAGTATATAATTATTCTGGTTAAATTGTTCATGATGAACAGCTTAACCAGAAGTTTTTAAAATCTCTGCAAGGATTTTAGTGTGATATAAGAAATTAGTAGTTTTTTATATCGAAAGTAGTTGTAAGTATCATCTTACACAATTATATTAACAAAGTCAATAGTATGAGTAAAGAAAAAGTAAGTCTAAGTGATATTATCATGGAAGTATCTAATAAGATAAATCGTGAGACTCACGTCGCTCTACCTGCAATAATAGATAAGTATGATTTCAAAACTCAGAAAGCTAACGTAAAGATCAATATAAAACAAATGTATGATGGGCAAGCAATAGATATGCCTGTCATACCAAACGTGCCTGTGATATTTCCGAGTAGTGGTGGAGCGTCGTTAACTATGCCAGTAAAAGCGGGGGATGGTTGTATTATTGTTTTCTGCGATAGTGATATAAAGAACTGGTTACTAGGTGGTAATAACGTAAATCCGCAAACAACAAGATCGCATAATTTAAGCGATGCTGTAGCTATAATAGGGTTAAATAATTTTACCAAGATATCTGGAGCAGAGAATAACGAAGATATGTTACTTAGTTACGCAGGGTCTAAATTAAGATTTAAAGCTGGTGGTATTGTAGATATTCATAACGCCAAAGAAATTAATATAAAAACTGATAATCTAATTATTAATTGTTCGTCAGATGTTAATATAACAGCAAAGAATGCAAACGTGACTTTGAGCGCAGCTGCTACTATTAAAGCAGCTAGCGCAAAAATTGAAACAACAGGTGATATTAGCGCAACGTGCGCCAACGCCATAATAAAAGCAAGTGGTGCAATTAATACCACAACACCAGAATTTACCCAAAATGGTAATATGAAGATTAGTGGTAATATAGAAGTGACTGGAACATCAAAGCTGACAGGTAATACAGATTGTTCAGCTACTATAACAGGGTCTGTTGTCAAAGCTGGTAGTGTTGATTTAGCTACTCATACACATAATTATAAAGAACCTGTTGTCGGAAGTGAGCCTACAGCAGCTGTACCTTCTGTTACAGGGACAGCTAATTAAACATTTATTAACTGGTCTTGACCTCAAGCATAAAGTTCAGTTTGAAATAATTCTTGCATAATTGAATTAAGTTGATATTGTAAGAGTTATCAGCTTACTTTAACTAGTTAGGCCAAAATCAAATTTTGGAATGTTGGTGTAAATCCAACAGTTGAGTCAACATTGAGATGTGAATCGTAGATTAGTTATTGAACTTACAGTAACACGATGTTAACATTCATCGCACATCAAAAAGTGGGGAGCATAACTTGAATCAAGATATGCTCCCAAAACAAATTCCTTTTTATCAGACATACTATTAAATCAAAACACTTTCAAAGAAATATTTAGGGATTTAAAGCGATGATAATACTTATCAATTATTTTAAATTATTTTGATTTAATTTAATATAATTGTTGACAAGTTTAATTACATAGTCTATTCTACAAATATAACAATTAAACAAGAGTACTAAAATGGATTATAAAGAAACTATTAAATATTTAAAAGAAAATGAGAACAACAGAGTTGTTCTCAAAGAACGTAGACACATGGAAATATTTAAAGTAGAATCTAAAAAATTATATTGCCATGATTGTGATGGAACTTGGTTTGAGATTAAACATAAAGACCCTGTGCTTACAAATGGTAATTTCGTAATTTGTTAGTTTGATTTATAAATAGTCCAAACCATAATACCTTGGGCTATTTATCTGATTTAGGTTTGATGAGTTTTGAGATATCTTCTAATGTGTAATCTAGGTGACGTCGATATAGAACTATATCGCTTATTGAATAGTCGCGATCTGAAAAGGCAATTTTAATCTAAACATTTTATTAGATAAGATTATAATCACAGTTAAATAGATAATAGATTTTTTAGCTGCTTTTAGAATGACTTTAGTGTTAAAGTTAAACTTACCTGTATATATTAAAAAACCAAATTGTATTGAGATGAAAAAACTTATCAAAAAATAGATAAAAGACATTAAGGAATAGCATGCAGGTTTGATCTTTTTAAACCATCTCTAAAGTTTTCTAAAAAATTAAATGCTCTATCTCTAAAAGATGGACTATCATCACCACTCTTCAACTTACTTTCTGTAGACGAAGTACCACCAAAGAATTGTTTAAGTTTACTAGAAGTCTGACCAGTATTTGTCTGCTCATTCATTGTGCTTTCTTCTGGTAAGATATTTGGTGTAGACTTAGCTATAGGTCTAGTATAAGGAGTTGTTTGAACACTAGCTAACGTCAATTGTTTTAGAGTGCAGTTAAAATGCAATCTATGACCTGTGGTCTCATCGTTAGTTATAGTTAGTTTTTCAATAGCCATATTTTTATATAATTTTTGTTTAGTTGCAACATTAACTAATTGTTTAGTGTTACAAATATTCTCAAGTATTTTAAAAGCTACTTGAGATGGTTTTTCAGAATTACTAAAAGGAAGTAAATTCTTAACATTGTTTATTATACTCGATAATGAATTCTTTTGCAAGGGTGTTTCTATGATTCCGAAGATTTTTAAACTAGAATCTGTAATAGTACCGTCAATTGTCACAGTTACTGGCTCACTATATATGTGATCGCTTATACTACTTTTTGTTTCAACGGGATGATCTGTTATTACATTAGTATATTCTAATACTTCAGAGTGAACACAATCAATAGCTAAGTTAGATATCTTAGTTTGATCATTAGCAACAACTAAGCCTTTTAAGCTGTTTGCTAGACTGGATGCTCTACCTATCGCTGAAAATATACTAACCATCTAATTAATCACTGTTGGCATTGCTAGTGTAAATATATCACTTAATTTCTGGTCAAACTCATCGTTCAATTGTTTAGCTAATTTCTTAACAGCATTGTCGTCGATATTACCTGTGTTATTAATTGATATTTTAATCCCACCGCCATTTATATTATTTACAATATTTTGACTCTTAGCACCTTGTGCCATTCTACTTAGCATCTCAGAACTAGCAAAATTATTACTAGGGTCTAAACTAGATAGCATATTGATCGACTTCTTATTCTTTAAAAAGTCATGGTTTCTATTCTTATTATCAACGTAAACATTAAGATCGCCGAGTGCTTCTTTTATTCCACTACCTATATCACTTGCAATATTACTAAACAAGTTTTTAACACTAGAAAACTTTTCGCTTAAGTTAAATATATTATTTAGAGTATTATACCACTCCTTAAATACTTCAATAACTCCTTCAACTTGATTAGCTATAAACTTGATGTAAGATGACTCGTAGAAGTCTTTTATAAAGCTCTCACCACCTTCCATAGTGGTCTTAATTTCATCGTATAGTAAATAGAAAGCTCCAGTCAGTGCAGCTAATGCACCAAGTGGACTAAGTAAAAACGTTGCTAGTCCAACAAGCCAACCACCTATTTTTATACCAACAAGTGCTATTATAACATTCTCTAATCCACCGAATAGATTAACAACTGAGTTTATAGCTGGTAGCACTCTTGCAAATATATTACCTATTGTTTTAAAAGCATTTCCTAGCTGTAGTGCGAAATCTTTTAATTTATTGTCAATTATCTTTTTGTTGATTTTGTACCATTCATTAAATGGCTTTAACACTGAATTTATAGCAGGTAAGAGAGCTACAGAAAACGCATTACGTAAGCTTGATATATTCTCTTTGAAAGTTTTGGCTACTTTATCGAAAGTCTCAAATTGTCTTATTTGATCGTTATTTAGAGACGTTTTAGAAGTCTTACCAGCTACCTTATTCTTCTGATAATCTTTGAATTCTTTATAGCTAAATCCGAAAGAAGTAGCAGCTGTTCCGAATATACCAGTTAAAGCTCTATTGGCGAATCTTGTAACTTTACCCATTCCTTCGAGCAAGTTGGTACGTCTACGTTCTCTAGCAAGTTCTGTTAATCGTCTTTTTTCTTCTAAATCTTGCTTTTTCTTTTCCGCAGCAACTTTCTTTTGCTCAAGCATAACTTCGCGTGTAGCTTGTTTTTCAATGCGATTTAACTCTAAAATATCCTTACGTTCAGAACCGCTTAAATCTTTCAGCTCATCTTTATAAGATGTTAATTCTTTTATTTTATTATTTATTGCAGACGATGTGTCTTGAAAAACATTAGAAACACGAGGTTTGTTTTGTTCAGTTAATTTCTTTCTTTCATCTTCCATTTTCTTACGAAGTTTTTCCTCAACATAAGATTTTTTAGCTAGAAAATCAAAATACTCATTTTTATCTTTTTCTTTGTTTTCAGGTGAAGAAATATTTGTACCAAACGCATTATTTTTTAAGCGTTGTAATTTAGCACCTGTATTTCTCTTAAAATCATGAAACTTTTTTTCAGCATTCTTAAATTCACTGTCATCTGATTTAAAAATCTCTACAGGCTCAATTGTACCTTTAAATTTATCTTTGATTGCTTTTAAGCTTTGGCCAACGTAGCTCGATTGAAAAGCATTTTGAACAGATTTAGCACGTTGTTGCAAAGCACTCATGTTCTTAGAGTACTCTACTAATCCACTATTATCTAATTTAAAACTAAGCTTTGTAACAAGCTCTCTAACTGTTGCCATTATTTCATTTTATTAAATTGCTGCCTTTCGCACTCATCTTGGTAATCAAGAAGTTTATAGAGTAAACAAAGGTCTTTTAAACTAACACAACTGTTAATCTCACTAAAAGTAACTTTACCAGAAAGTATACCCCTATATAAAAATATACTTTCTTGTTCTTCTAAAGTTAACTTTATTCTGCTAGATCTGTTTTCTCTATCGCTTGAAACTTTTCCACTTGAGATTTGATTGTAGAAAAAAAATCCCTAAAGTTAGTTTCCACCACGAACATCAATATCTCTACGTACTCACCTAATTTACCAGTAAACAACTGATTAAAGTTCTCACGTTCGATAGCTTTACCATCAACAATAGTATTGCTTAATAGATCTAAAGTTAACGATAGATCACTATCAAATTCTATTAATTTATCTACTGTTTCAGAAATATCAATTGTATAGCTTAGTTTTGTAGCTGCTAATATACTAGATAGTTTACGAGCTATTGTAAGACCTGTCACAGCGTTAAATAGAGTTACTGTGTAAGTAGTATCTTTTATTTTCTTTGTGTAACTGTTCATGAAATACCGCCGACATACATATCCATTTCAGTGGCCTTAAGAACCCACTCACGACTCTTATTGTCGTTACCAAACTCAACAGTAGGAGCTTTATAAATGTAAGCACTTTTACTGAAAAATAGGCTCTTACCATTTCTATCGTTAATACTAAGTGGGAATGTGCCAGCGTCACTTTGTTTATCTAGTTGCATGTAATTAGAAAATGTATCGTTACCATCTGAGCTCTGTGTTAAAGTAATTGTCACACTACATGTGTTATTTACTTCTTTAAACCTCGTTAGAGTGCCGTAAGCATCTACATTATCTCTATATAGTTCTGGCACGTCTCTTTCGATCTTTAACATACTATCTGGATCTAATCCTCTAATTGGAGTAGCTCCTGCTATTATGCTTACTATTTTCGGGTCGTATACTTTATCTTTAGCCATTATATCCTCTTATTATATACTTAAAACACCTTGAACTTGTACTTTATTAACTGCACCAGAAAGCACAGCTTCAAAGTAAATATCAGGTAAAATTCTATTTGCTTTATTTTCAGGGCTAACACTAGCTACTAAAGGCGCAGTAACTTTGATTGTATTCTTATCTACAAAACCATTGCTAGCAGCTTCTTCTAATACAGTTCTAATAGCTGTTGTTATTTGCTCAACACCAACATCTGTATATTCAACTTTCAACACAGATTGTAGCACTGTAGCTACTCTGTCTTGAATTGTCGTCTTTAGCCAATCCCTGCCCATAACTATGTCAAGATATTGACCACTCGCTGCTTTACCCCAGAAAAATACATTACGTCCAGCAAAAGATGCTATGAAGTTACAATTAATACCTTCTAGTGTTGCTCTAGCATCATCGCTTAAATTATCACCTTGTATGTTTTGAATTTGCCTATGTGCCCAGTTTGCACTTCCTGGAGGATAACTTAACATTAAACCAAACTCACCTGCTTCTGGGTATTTATTACCAGCAACGCTTGAGTATGCACAGAAGTTTCTATCGCTCTTAAGAGCAAATAATTTGTAAGCTATATTGTCATGATCTGTTCTAACTAAACAATTTGTGTCAGCTGATGATATGCCGAATATTTTATTATCTGCTGCCGTTGCATTAGCAATAAGCAATTGATCTGCTTCTAGTCTTGATGTAATAACTACCCCGTACCACGCATTATCAACAAGTTTAATTGCATTATAAGCTACGTCGTAAGCTTCAAGTGAATTTTCAACAGTTGCTAATTGACCTATTTTAATTCTAACAGGTTGAATAACTTGGCTAAAAGCAGCGTTTGCAGCTGCATATTCAGGTGTGTTGTCTGCAAAATCAGCTTTAACAGCACTTAAACTTCCATACGTTGCTACTCTTTTAAATGGCTGTGTTAACGTATTAGAACTACCTATTATCAACATAGTGTCGTAAGACGCTGTGGTAACACCAAGATCTGCCATTGTAATATTTACTCTAGCAATCTCATCTATTAAACTCATTCATTCCTCTTTTTATTGTTAATTTAAATATCTATCGTGTAGACTTCGTTGTTTATCTGATCGTGAACCTCAACGTGTTCTATTAGACCAGTATTATATTTAGCAGTCTGGACTATATTAAATCTTAGTTCCATCATCGCTCTATCTTCTATTTTGCTAGCCACTTCCACAGATTCACATTTGATATCTGTTATTTTCTTTAAAAGAGCTAAATCACGTCCAAAAATATCAAATGTAAGTTCTGTGAAAAACATATTATAAATCGTACAAAGAATATCATCAGCTGCTAAATCCTTGTCTGAATATGCTGTAAACGTCACATCAATAGTTTTTAAAATATCGTAGGTTTTTAAACCTTCACTATCTACAAATTGACTAAATGCAGATACTTCCTTGCAATTATCAATTTTGATAACTACACAAGGTTTCTTTGGTCTTGGTGAAAACTGATCACCTTCTGTTACCTTTATCGATGGATTATTTAAAGCTTGTACGCAGAATCTCTGCAGTAAAAAATAAGCTTCACTAATTAACATCGTCGTCATCCATTTTTATAACAATAGCCTCGCAATGCTTGGTTTCTTGCCATGTGTTTTTCCAAGTTTTAACTTTAACGACTTGATACCAAAACCCGTCTATTAAAACTATATCTGCCCTATTTTCATTTGGCACAGCTAGTTTTAAGAACGTATCTGTAATAAGTAAAAAGTTATCTCTTGTTCTATAACCTTCTGGTAACGTAGCAAGAACATCATCATCAATAGACTGAACACTAGCTATTATGGTGCTTTGTACATAAGGTAAATTTACCCATATACCATCTTCACCATATATTCCCGGACTACTTCTAATAGTTAGTTGTCTTCTAAATACGTCAAACACACTACCTCGTTGTAATTACAGGTCTAACAGATTGTCGCATTGCACCAGTATCAATAAGTGTTTTACTACTTCCCTTTCTACGAACTGTTTCAATTGCGTTCGGTGGTGGTATATTATTACTAATCTTTGTTTTAATATCATTAGTAACTATCTCACCTAACATACCAACTGCGCTCTCAACACTTCGACCTTGTATTACTTCATCGTAAACTTGCTCTATTACGTTCTTCCATCCGTTCTTCTCTTCATAAGTAGATCTCATAAAAGAACGCTGTGGAACTCCAAGTCCGAATTCATTTCGATAAGCGTAGGGAGCTATTTCAATCCCATCTCTATTTACGCTACCTTCAAATATTCCAACAGTTAGTTCAGTTCTAGCTAGTCTCTCTAAGTTCTCAATTATCTTATTGAATCCCTTATCGTTGACGATAGCTGACATAGCTTCTCTGCTGTGGTATGATATAACTATTAACTAAGGCTTTGAATTGTTGACCATAGTCTGTTAAATCGTAAGTATCTTTCATTGTTGAAATAGTTGTTCTATATGTTAATGACAACTTACCTTCAACAACATTGCTAACTGCCCCACTAGCACCTTGTCTTTTAAGAGCAAGTGTTGCTAGATGGGCAGCTAAATAAGCTATTAAAGTGTCTTTCTGAATATCAGATAAATATTTATACAAAACATGTTCACTAGCTATTGCGATATAGTTCTGTAACTCTGTTTGTGAGCGACTAGCAAACTCTGGTGCAATAGCTAATAAGCGTGTTAAGATGTCCATTTAGTTTTTGTTAACCTTACTTTTATCTTCAATTTTGTCTTCTTTAAAACCTGTTTCAATATTGTTTATTGATTTACCTTGAGGCAAAGGTTGCTTTCTAATAGAACATGTCAAAGGTTGTCTAATAACAAGACCAGCGTGTCTTGCTCTACAAGGAACAGTGTAAGCAAAACCTGACTCTTTTCTAATAGGTGCATCTTGTTCAAACATGATAGATACTACATGCTCAATACACATAGGGTCATTTTTGAACATGAAGAAACCATCTCTACCAGCACCATTTACGATGTTGAAAGCTCCATTAAGTTCAGCTGCTGGTATTACTCTAATTCCAGTTTGTCCTTCGAATACTTGTAGAATTGTCTGTCCAGAATATGTATTAAATATTTGATTTTGAATCTGATTAAACAAAGCAAGCGCCATAACACATGTGTCAGGTTTGATTTTATTTAAGGTACTAACATAAGAACTTTGGTAAGCGTCTTGTAAATCAGCTAATATTTGCTGTGGTGTTGCAGTTGTCCAAGCTACTCCAACATTCTTAGAGTTGGTTATAGCAGGATTATTAACAAAACCATTAAGATTTAAATCAGAATAACCGTGGAATACAGTAGCATCCATTCTCTCCATACAAGCTCTTAAGCACTGATCGCGTAGTGCTGTAATAGGGTCATAGTTAGGTAAATTTGGTCTTGAATTAGCAAACTGGCTAGCTTCCATATCTTCAACAGTAAACTCATATGCAACAGTTAACGTAGCAATATTAGTTGATGTTAAAGCAGCTGAAGTATTTACTAAAGGTGCATTTTTAGCTTTAGATGTGTTATATTCAGCTGTACCAGTTGAATTATACATTTGATAAGAATACGTAGCCATTCCTTTATCTACCAACTTAACTGGGAATAAATCCATGGCAATAAGATCGCCTTTAATTATTTTAAAAGCTCTCTCATCATATCCTTGTAATTGATTGGCAAAAAAAGCTACGTCAACAGCTCCCATACCATTTGCATCGTTTCTACGAGAACGACCACCTCCATTAAGAACAGAATCGCTCCTAAAAACCATTGACGGAACACCGCCTGTGTTGTATTGTAAAGTCATATTTTTATTACCTTTTAAATGTTTTAAAAATTAAGCTAGTAACTACCTTCTGTTTGCCGACGTCCGTAGTTACTAGGATTTAATTATTTGTTTTCTAATAGATCAACTTGCAATTCAGCTAATTTTACACTTTTTGACTCGCCATTTATAAGCATTGTTTCTACTTTTGCATCTGATAAAAACCTACCTATTAATCTACCATTGTTAGATTGATTATTTATTGCCCCATCAGCATATGTGTAAGCTAAATCATTTACTTTAACATCACTGTTTTCTGGTACTATAACAATTATTCTACCAAGTCTTAAAACATCAACTTGATGTCCTATTTCATATTGACCTGTAACTTCCATTTCACGTCTTATTGCAATACCTATAACAGAACCTGCTGCTGGCAATGTTGTTGGAACCCATGAAATTTTGTTTTGACTAATAACGTTATTTGTAACTGTTCTTGTAACAACACCTCCAAACGGAATTATTGTGCTAGCTATGAAAGAGTCTATTTGATTCAATGAATTATCTGCTATTTGACCAACAGCCCATTTATCTGAATATAGTTGGAATGATGTTTGAGCCATATTATTTACCTACGTTATTTGTTGTTTTTAAACGATTTGCATAGTAGTCATTCTGCAATGTTGCAACCATCTTATCACTTAAAGAACTTTCTTGTGACATGTCAAAATGGTTTTTAAGAACGCTAAAAGCTGTTTTAGAATCTGCACGTTTAGTTTCGTTTGTATCAACGAGAGCTGAGAATAAACCACTAACAAAACTATCGTCTTTATCTGTGAAATCTATTTTATCTGTACGTTTAGAATTGATAGCGTCAATTTGAATTTCACGTACTGAATGATCAAAGTAAGCTCTCATATCACCAAGATACGGAGCTGCTTGAACTAATACAGCAACTTTATTATTAACAGCGTCTCTGATAACAGAATCTGTCTTTTTAGCTTTTTCTAAGTCGTGGTCTTTTTTAAGTGTATTATAAGCTGTTTCAACGTTAGCTAGTTTAGCCGTAGCTGAATCTAACCTAGTTTTCAAAAGCTCATTATCTTTTTCAAGAGCGTCTTTTTTGCTTTCTAGAGCATCAAAACGAGCTTGTTCTATTTCGTTAGTCATAATATTACCTTTATTATTTATTGTTTCTTCGTTTTGTATAACTTCACTTAAGATGCAAGCTCCATCCATACGTATTCTTATGCTGTCACCAGCACGCCCAGCTTCCACTATAGATATATGATTGTATTCAATATCAGTTTGGCGAAAATCGTATTTAAGTCCTTTATATGTTCCATTCTCAGGAACTAGATTTGCACTATATCCCATCGAAACTTGATTTTTACCTTTTTCAATAAGATCAATAGTAGCTTTATCTGTTATGGTCATGCTAACCACAACAGCGTCTCCTAATCTGTCATATCTCTCACCAGTGAATCCTACTTGATGTTTCTTGGCAGTCTTAGAATCAACAAAGTTGTCAGGGTGGTCATTTGTTACAGGTTTCATGAGCATTGTCACAAGACTATCTGTTTTGAAAACATCGTCTTCGTGTCTTAGTTCATGTCTTGTGTTACCTTTCACATCCATATAAGGTAGGACACCACATCTAGTAACTGTAGCAGACCCTGTTAAGTAACCTTCTTTAGTTTTGGTCATCTTAGGGAATACTAGATTATCAAACCTAGCTAGTTTTTCACTCATACACTACCTACAAAAGATGGTATTATTGCAATGCTTGTGCAGCGACAATTATAATCTTCCTCTGGGTGCATATGCACACCACCAATAGACGACCTTTTATTCCATTTCTTATCGCTAAAATTGTTTTTGTATATGTCTAAATTATCCCAAGAACAGATCTTACCTTGTAATACTTTATGGGAATGACGGACTCTTTCGTCTCTACTTGTTAACCACTCATATTCAGTGATACCTAGTCCTAGGTTTCTTTGACGAACAATATTTCCGTTTAGTTTACCTACCTGATCTCTGGCTATAAATTTAGCTCTCTTTTCTGTTGATACTTCAACAGCTCTTAAACCTTCTTTTAAAGACGTCATACTATCAGATTCACGTACTGAACTATGTATTGTATCTTTAATTTTGGTCATCATTAGAACTGGAATATTAACAATTAAATCAATATTCTCAGACACCCACATTTTGATTTCTTCTTTTATTTTATCTGTTATTTCAGGTACAGATTTAATGAACTTTTTAAATATATTAAGATTAAATATACTAAAGAATTTAGACTTGATATTAACATAAATACTTTGGTAGATGCGTAAGCTAGAATTGCCTTAATGATATTATCTAAGTCATCATTAATATCATCTTTTCTAATTGCAAATTGATAAGATGATGCAAAATTTGAGCTACCCAGAATATAATCGCGAACGGCTAATTTTATGTCTTTAACATATATTAGAAGTTTGCGTTTATATTCCATCTCGATAGATCTCGGGTAAAGCATCACTAAACCTTTTCTATAACTAGTTTTGATATTTTTCATTTAATATTTTTTCAATCTCACTTAGATTGTTTTTTATAAAAATAATATTTTCTAACATAATGTTTTCTAAAATGCCGCTATGATCTTTATCAAGATCTCTAAAATATACTGATATATAAGTAGCTAACGATTCATGTTTAGCTATTGTTGAATTAAATAAACCAAAAGCTTGTTCTGCTATTTTTTTACGTTCTTCGTTCATTTTATTTTCCATCACAAAAACAATTAAATATTAACACATTATATTTGTTTTTTTTTACAATGTATATAAAAATTTATTCTTTATTTTGTATTTTTGAAATATTTTCGTTAGTTTTTTTTACAAATTCTTGAAATGCAATTATAAAGTAACAAAGTAAAGTGTTATAATCTATCCCTGAATTAGTAACATCTTTTAATTCTTTTTCTAAATTAAGTTTTTTATTAACATCTTTTTTATGAAAAAGTTCGTTGTAATAGTCAGGGATACAATTTGGAAATATTTCAAACAATTCTTCTAATATAAGCCCTGTTGACATTTTATTAGTTTTACGTTTTATTCTTTCTTTTTTCTTTTCAGAAAATTCATCATTTTCTTCATACTTATAACCATATGTTTTTACTGATAATTTTAAAAAACGATCTAAAACATTATTGTTTGATTTTTCTTTAATAGAATGTTTTCGTTTTGCTGAGCTAACAACTGTCCACGTTCCATTTGTAGCAACATACGCATATCTACTATTTGATGCATCTTCATCTTGTATGTTTAAATAGCTTCCTGTATCTCCAGCTGTCCAAATAGTACATCCATCAGTACTTCCGTCAAAACCTATACCTGCTGATTCACCATTTAAATTTTCTAATATCAATGCGTTACTACCAAGTCCAAAAATTTGAACACTGGATTTTGTTACAGAAGATTTCCAAAGCCAGTTATAGCTAAATAAATAAATAGCATTATCTGAAAAAAATTTAGCTAATAACGTACTATCTACTCCAATCTTTAAAGCTGATCCATAACTCCAAACATAAGCTTCGTTAGTACTATTGTTAAGACCGAAATAAGCACCATTGTTATTATTTTGATTAATTGCACCAAATGAAGTTGCATAAGAAGAGTTATTATTGTTGTATATAAATATACCTTCATTAACAGCTGAGCCATAAAGATTTAAAGGTAAAGTTACAGAAGCGGTCGGTGTTGACCAAGAACCATTTCCGTTGAGAAATAAAGACGAATTGGAAGGATAACCTGATATACGTGATGCAGTAATGTTAGATGTATCTGCGTAATATTTAGTAGCAGCATCTTGGCTGTTGACAGGATTAGCAAGATTTTTTATAAGATTGCTGTTCATAAGTAAAGTGTTTAAAATAGAAATCATTCCAGCGCTGTTAATTTCTATTTTTGAAGTATTGTTAGTTATTAATTTAAAACTAGCTGTATTTTTAACATTAATATATGCTTCATTAGTAGTATTATTAAAACCAAACTCAGAAACAACAAGTCCACTTTTTGACAGAAAAAAATTAGTTCCAGTTGATGTGGTATTGTTATTATTTAATCCAAATGTAGTGTTAGAAGTAGTATTTGTTAAAACATTAGTCCATAAACCGTTTCCAGTAAGTAACGTAGATGAGTCATTAGGGTAACCTATTAATCTAGATGGATCAACATAACTAGTATCAACATATCTTTTAGTAGCAGCATCTTGACTATTAATTGGGTTAGCAACATTTTTTATTAAGTTGCCGTTCATAAACAACATATTTGAAAGAGAAATAATACCATTACTTAAAATTTCCATTCTTAAAGTAGTGTCTGTCCCAAATTTTAAACTAGATAATCCATATGTCCATACATAAGCTTCATTAGTACTATTGTTAAAACCAAAATTAACACCGTTGCCGTTGTTTTGATTAAACGCACCATAAGATGTACCATTAGCTGAATTATTAGAGTTGTCTATAAATATACCTGTCTCAAGAGCTGAGCTATAAAGATTTAAAGGTAAAGTTACGACTCCAGGTATACCTTGAGGACCTTGAGGACCTGTTAAACCGGTATCGCCTTTAAAACCTTGAGGACCCTGAG